AAGAAGGAACAGTAAATGCTTGTGTAGATTTACTGTCCGTCTCCTTTTTTGGTCTCGTTATTTGGAATCCCAATAGTTGTACCATATTATATTTCCTTTAATAACTTTTTTGTTTATGTAGTAGTATCTGTTTCAAAATACTGATACTGCCAAGTTACCTCAAAGTCCGCAACAGTTACTGTCGGTCCTGAACCAAGCGTAAAACCAGGTAGACCAGTTGGGAACAATCCTCTAAAAGTATAAGATTTTAGAGTTGTACCGTTTCTGTCTAAATGGTCGATAAAAGCATCCACCTGATAGTCAGAAGGATTAGTTAACCCCTCGTTATCAGTTATATTATTCATGCCGTTCATCCAACGCTCAACAGCTCTATATACCTTGTAGTCCGTATCATTGTAAACAGTAGTCGACCAAGCTGCGAAGCTTCGGTCTCCTGCCATATGCAAAGTTCTGCCTCTAAAGTTAACATCAACTTCGCCAATCGTGTGTGCAGGTAAAGATGAAGCATGACATAAGAATGCCAATTCTTCTGTTTCTCCACCTACTGCCGCAAAACCAGGGAAAGGCATCGTTACCTTAAACTGATTAAGTCTTGCACCGCCGCCTTTTAAACGAGCTTTAAAATCATCAATGTTTGCCATTTTTTATTTCTCCCTCTATCTACTAAGCGCCTGCAACTTCAGAAAAGGCTACGCCTGTTCTGGTTGCTACGAAGTTAAGTGTTATGAAGTTAATAGAACGAGCAGGTTTGATAAAGATATCAGCCCTAAATTCGTTTCTGTCTATTACTTCTCCAGTATTATTTGTGCTATCACAAACAACTAAAAAGTCAGTTATACCTCTACGACCTTGTACATCTCTCAAAAACGGTTCTACTAAATTTCTAAACCCTGCTCTTGTGAACTCATCATTGAACTCAAAGAGTTGGAATTTAGCAGCAGTAGCAATCGCTTTTTCAAGAACAATGAAAAGTCTCCTTACATTGATTCTATCAAATGCACTTGGTTTTGCTTGAGCAGTTTTATCACCGAACAATACAGTTCCCTGACCAGGGAAAGTAACAACAGGATTAACTCTTGCTTTGTATAATTCATCTCTTTGTGTTTGGTTAGGATTAAATGCAAGTTTAACTGCACCCCTAATTTGACCACGATTGAAACCACCTGGTGAAAACCAAGGGTCTGCTACATTGTCAGTCCTTGCACAAAGACCAGCGATATCGCCGTTCAATGGTACATGCCTATATACATCATTGTATTTGTCATATTGATACTTGTATCCACTATCAATTACTGCATAACTAGATGAAGATAAACTATCAGCAAAGCCTTTGACATTAACAGTTTGAGAAATAGGATCGCTTACATTCACAACATCTGCTCTCGCAGGTGAAATAAATGCTACACAATCTTTTCTACTTGTTGCAATATCAATTACTTTAGTTGCTTTAGTTGCTCCAGTAGCATCAGCAGCTGTATGAGATGGTCCACCGAGTAACAATGCAATATCAACTGTTTCAGCGTCAGCGAACTTATCAAATCCCAATGCATATTCAGCATTAGTAATTGTGTAATCATCTGTTCCACTTGCTAGTGAATTAGCGAATACAGTAAAGCCATTTGCGCCTTCGGCATCAAATGTTTGTCCTTTCTTTGCTGAACCAGCGTTTGCTAAAGTTGTTTCGTGATCCATCCAGTAGATGTATTTTGATTCATTGTATAAAACATCAACATAATAATTTGTTCCACCTTGGGAATTTTTACCATCTGAAGCTTGTGAAAGTCCTTCAAATGTTTCCAAGATTGTGCCTGCTGTACCTGTGATACCGCCATCTTCATCTAATACTACGATATGTAACTCGTCAAGTGAACCGCCAGCATTAGATACATCATCTGTAGTTGTAGGTGGTTGTGAAAAGTTAAAATAGTATTCCCAATGTCTTTTGAATTTCGCATCGTCCACGACAGCGTGTCGTAAACCACCTGTTTCTGTTTTACCAGTTGCAGGATTAAATCTTGCGATTGTTAGGACATGGGTAGCGATAGAAGTTACTTTGTAATGATATCCAGAAGGCGCTGCTGTATAATCAGAAGCACTTCCAAATTCTAAAATATCTCCAGCTTGCAATAGAGAGCCATCATCAACGGTGATAGTTGTATCGCCAATAGCCGCCGAAGCGTCATTGACAAGATTACCACCCATTTGATCCCCTCCAAATGCAGTTGAATTAGTACACATGGACACTTTTAAGTTGTTACCTAGTGTTCCAGATTCTCGAGCAGCCCAACTGCCTACAGAACCATCTCCACTAGCATAATTATCAGTATAGTGAGTAGTATTTTTAATCAACACAGCTGTGCCTGAAACACACGCATTAACCTGACCTGTAATAGGTCTAACCACTCTTAAAGCATTACCGTACTGAAGGAAGTTTGCACAAGTGAACCAAGATTCAAAGTTGCTTGCATTTGGTTTCCCAAATGTATCAACTAATTCCTTTTCACTTGAAAGCAAGGTTACTTCGTCTATCGGACCTTTTTCAGAAGTCAGAACTGCCCCAGCAATTGATGTTGAAACTGCTGGAATTATGTTCGTTAAGTCCGTTTCTTGTACGAGAACACCTGGTGATACTTGAAATGCCATTTTATTCGTTCTCCTTATAATTAAGTTTTTGTTTCAACCCTTTGACTAATATTTATATATTCGCAGTTTTTAATGTTCGCCTTTGCGTATTTCAACTGGTGACCATAACACTCCAGCGTCATCAAAAAAAGAATTATTCCTACCACTTGGATCATTCAAACCATCATCTATGAATCCAAAAGGTGCCATATCTTGTTCTATTGCATTTTGCTGATCCGTAAACATCTGTCCACGAACATCAACATCGGTCAATTCCTTAAAATATCGTTGATTTGCCATCCATGAAAAAATGACTAGACACATAACTAAATCGTCTGTTGCACCTGCTTCTGCTTCAAATGATTTTCCCTTGGATATAAATGTAGATAGTTCAGCAATAATATCAAAATCCTGAACGATTAGTTTATCTCCCTCAACTAAACTTTTCAGGTTAGAACAACCAATTTTTTTCGCTGCCTTCGTCATTCTCAATCCCAATTGATTGCCTCTTCCACTAAATCCACCACCCAACATCTGTCCTGAACGACCTCGTTGAGTCACCATCATCATATTGTCATATTCCAATTCATACATTAAACTATCTGCAACCTGTTGCCCCAAATCATTTATCTCTATTAAACAAAATGCTCTGTTATATGCATTACCAATTTTCTGTATAATATTCGGATAAACTATAGGTTTAATATTATTGTCCCGATACTTTGCCACAATTTTATAAGGAACTTTTGTAACATCACAAACAACTAAAGCAGAATAATCACTTGATATTCCTCTTGAAACATCCACACACATGGTATAAATATGACCCTTAATGGGCATTTCATACACATCTATATTATTACTTCGTTTTGGTTCAATAACTGCCATAGTCTTAATCTTACTAGCAGGTATTAATGTGTCAACACTACCCAAGAACTGACATTCAAACTCGGTCTGAAATTGCGATTCACTTGTATTTCGTATTGTCTGTTCTTTCCACGCCTCATCTCTTCCAGGCACTTCACTCCAATGAACTTCCGTTGGGATATAATCGTTTCTTTTATTGACCGCATCCACCCACAACTTATAAAACATATTCATACCATGGGGTGTAGAAACGATAATAACCTTTGAAGTTTCACCAGAGGAGATTGTAGGGTAAACAGAACTAAAAAATTCTTCAGCAATATTATGGGGTACATAGGCAAACTCATCTAGGAATATTATGTTAAAGGTACTACCACGAACAGCACTAGAAGATGTACTCGCCGCTACGATTTTACTTCCGTTTTCTAATTCAAGTGAACCTTTGTTCCAATTGAGAATGCCTTGTTGCATCCATTTGGGCAAGTGTTCGTAAGCCAATTGCAATCTGCCCAACAAATCCCTTGCCGTAGCAGATTTGTTCGCTAAAATTGCAACATTCACATTATCATTAAAAATCGCATAATGTAAGAGGTAGGCACATATGATAGTTGACTTTCCACTTTGTCTAGGTAACTTGTTTATTGAAAACCTATTGTTGTGGAAAGTATCTACCATCTTCCGCTGAAAATCATACATTGTAAAAGGCACAAGACCCTTGTCCAATGTAACTATCTTTAAGTATGTTTCAATAAAATATTTAGGATCATCCATGCACTTAACAACTTCTTGAATTTGCTTTTTCGTGAATCGTTGCTTCGTGAATGCTTTTTTAAGGTTTGGATTGCCTAAATATTGTTCGTTTTTTGTTATACTCATTTCTTCTGTTTA